ATTATTTACTACGCCGAAATCCAACCATTGGATGAAACCAACCAGCAAAACCTATGGACATCTGTGGCTCCTCAGGCCATGCTGTTTGGATCGTTGCTGCAAGCACAGGGCTACTTGAAGGCGCTCGACAAGCTGCCAGTTTGGAAGGCGTACTACACAGACGCAATTGGCGCGCTCAAGAAAGAAGACGATTTGCGTCGTGTGGATCGCAATACATCAGTACAGGAACCTTAATAGATGACTACCCCAACCTATACCTCACCGTTTACGGGCACGGTTGTTACTCCAACTGATGTATCGTATGAGGCGCTTAATTTCAGCGCCAATACGACGCTGTATTGGCCCACAACGGTCAATTCTACACAAACTGTAGCCGCACGTATCATCGACTGCGTTGCAAGCGCTGGTGGCCTTTCTATTGCCCTTCCTAACGCATCGCAGGGCGCATTGGGTACGGACATTTTGTTTCGTAACTTGGGCGCGTTTCCATTCACCATCACCAACAATATTGGCGGTGCTTCGGTTACTGTGGCTGTAGGCGCTGCAAAATACTTCTATTTGACGGACAACACATCGCAAGCTGGCGTGTGGGGCAACGTTACGTTCGGTGCGGGCACTTCCGTGGCCGACGCGGCCACACTGGCCGGTTTGGGGTTGACAACGTACAATGGCAAACTGGCCACAGCCCAAAACGTTATTGACACTGCTGTTGTGCCTACGATCACCCAGAATAACTCCGGTGTTGCGTACAACTGGCTTGGCGGCACGGCCACCATCATACTGCCCAACGTGGAAAATTTGTCTCCCGGCTGGTTTATCTCGTTTCGAAATAGCGGCACCGGAACGCTGAACTTTAATCCTGCAATTTCGGCCCAGAATATTAACAGACAACCAACAATTGCCACAAACCCCGGCGATTCTGGTTTTATTATTTATGACCCAACAAGCGTTGGGTTTATTACTGTTGGTTGGGCTGCGCCGTCTGCTGTTACGTTTAACTCGGCCACATATGACGTGGATACTATTTCTGGTAATACGCTGAACCTGACATCGTATGCACCTATTATTCAAACGTATATTGCGCAGTCTGGCACTCGCACACAGACGTTGAATGTCACGTTGCCGGCCATTACGCAGCTGTATGTTTTGGTGAACAACACCAATCAGGCTGGCTATAATATTACATTTAAATGCCAAGGTAGCAGCGCCGTTTCATTGGTGCTATCTGCGGGTTCTGTTTTGACCGTGTTGAGTGATGGTACAAACTTGTATTCATTGATCTCAGCAACAACGGGCATTTACTATGCTTCTAATGGTTCGGTAGGGGTGCCCACGTACTCGTTCACCAACGACACCACAACCGGTTTGTATTTGAAAAACGGCGGCAATTTGGGTATTACTGCTGGCGGTGTGGAGTTGATTGATGTGAACAACAACAACCCATCGACCCCGACAGTAACGGTTAGCGCCGCGTTCAACGCGACAATTATTTCTGGCGGTACATTTTAATGGCTGACAATAACGATTTAGCTCAATATAGCTCGGTTTACACACTCAATGTCAAACCGGGTATTAAGCGGGACGGTACCGTCTTTGAAGCTGAAGAGTTTACGGACGGTGTTTGGTGCCGTTTTCAACGAGAGCGCGCGCGTAAAATCGGTGGCTATAAGACGGTATTTAACAGCCTGACTGGTATTTATCGTGGCATGGTCATCCAACCGTACAATGGTGTGAACTACATCTTTGCTGGCAACTTTAACGAGCTTGATGTGTTCACCACGAGCACGAACTATGCGTTTGGTAGTGGCCCATTTAAGGCAAGCATTTTGCCGGGTCAAGTTGCGCTACAGGTTGTCAACCCAACAAGCAACAGTTTTCAAATTGTAGGAACTTCTGGCACTTCCGGCGCGGTCAAGTATTTCCCCGTTGGAACCAAAGTTATTTTCTCACAGTCTGGCACGCCAACAACTTACACAACAACCAGTGTGAGTTATGTTGCGCCTTACGTTCAGGTTGGGTTTAGCGGCACCATTCCTTCTTCGCCAACCAAGGCTTGGATTAATAATTCATCGGTGTTCACACCCGACCCCGCGGATGGTCCGTATCGTTTAGATTGGCAGTTTGATTCGGTGTTCAGCCCATCTGGCGGTCAGCTTCAAATCTTGGCACATCCCGGCTACAATTTGGTCAACATCGATAACGGTGTGCCATCTCAGGTGTTGGTTGGCAATATTGTGCCCGTAACTGGCAACACATGGGAGTTTAACGGACTGTCTGACAGCGCGGGCTCAAACCCCACATACGCGCCCATTTCGGTCGACGGCGGTGTTTGCGTATTGTACCCGTTCACGTTCGTGTATGGCTCGCATGGTTATATTGCCAACAACAACGTCAGCACACAAACAACCAGCGCCACGTATGCGCAGCAATCGTTGTATGATTGGAATGGCCCGTTTGCCAACCAAGTTAACGTTTCTGCTTCTAAAATTGTCAAAGGCATGACTGTTCGAGGGGGCACTAACTCCCCCTCTGGATTGTTCTGGTCGACGGACAGTTTGATTCGTGTTTCTTTTACAGCGGCCAACGCGCCGATTTATTGGAACTACGATATTGTTACAAGCCAAATCTCTATTATGTCATCCAACGGTATTGTTGAAATGGATGGCATATACTTTTGGATGGGCGTGGACAGATTTTATCTTTACAACGGGTCCGTTAAGGTACTGCCTAACGATAAGAACGTAAACTACCTGTTTGATAATATCAATTTCTCCGCACGTCAAAAAGTATGGGCGACTAAAATCCCTCGCTTTAATGAGATTTGGTTTTTTTATCCCCGCGGTTCATCGGAAGAGTGCAACGATGCAATTATCTATAATACCAAAGATCAGATTTGGTATGATGCCGGTAACGCGGAAGGTGCGCAAAGATCTTGCGGTTATACAACAGAGTTGCTGCCGACACCAATTTGGGCCGATTGGAATTATGAGCCAATTTATGGATTGCCGTATTTAACAATTGCAACACCAACAGGGCAATCAGCCCCCGCAGCAAACCAATTTTATTTGGCAGGGAATTTAACCGGGACATTCAGCCCCGGTGACTCATTAACGTTTTCGCAAGATCCTGCCGCAGCCACATACGTGATCGCAAGCAGCGTCAATATTTACAACACAACGATTGGCACCCCCGGCGTTACGAAGGTCACCTGCACCACCAACTTCAGCCCTGCCATAGGTGTGGGGCAAGATGTGTTTTATGTGACGGGCGGATATAACCTTTGGCAGCATGAGTTTGGCTTTGATCGCGTCGCTTTGACGGGGTCGACCGCCATTCGTTCCAGTGTTACAACCAGCGATATCAGCTGGGTTGGTGGGTCGCCTAGCGGAGATAACGCGCAAGGTGTTAACCGCCGCATGCATTTGCGCCGTTTTGAGCCTAACTTTTTACAAACTGGCACGCTGTCTATGACAGTTTTGGGCCGCAAGTTTGCGGATGACGATGTGGATTCCCAAGTATCCGGGCCATACTTCTTCGATGACAAAGCCGGTAAGATTGATCTTCGTGTTGAATATCGTTTGATGCGTTTGAAGTTTGAATCTAACGAGCTTGGTGGCAGCTACGAAATGGGCCGTAACATTATCACCTGTGAATACGGCGATGAGCGACCATGACGAATAGGATTATACAATCATTTCCATTTAGCACAGCCTATTCAAACTTTGAAGAATGGATTGGTAATTTTATCCAATGGTATGGCCAAGAGGGAATTGGGCAAAGCAGTGAATTGGATTGGCAAGAATCTGCACGCCAAATAGTTGCGTCTCCGTCATTTGCGGCATATGGCCTGCAATCGCCGGAAACATACGAGACTTGGCAAGAGTGGGCGGAAGAATTATCATTGGCAATCAACGGGCCAACTCATTGATTTTTTTGCATTAATATACGTAGAACATATGACTACAAAAAATTCATCATCGCCCGTTGGAGGACTTGCTCACGCTCAATCAAAGCGCATGAGTGAGTATGACATTGTTGCCAATGACGTCAAAAAATACAAATTGGGTATGAGCCCCAAAGCAGCATATGCTGCACTGATTAAAATGAGCGAGCAGCCCAACTACCGCGTTATCCGAGCAAACGACAGTTTGCTATTTATTGATAACAATGGTGACGGCACCGCTGAAGGTATTATGTTTTCGTCTGATAAGCCGCAGGCTTTCGTTGCTAGTTTGCGTCAATTTGATAAGGCTTTAAAGACGGGTGGTTTCCATAAAATGGACATCACTTCGGTTAAAACAGATATTGAACCGTTTTTAAAGAAAGCCGGATTGAATTATTCAATAACGCCAGCTGATTCTGGCATACTAATAACGGTAACTGAATAATGGGTGGTTTTGTTGAAAGCGCGTTTTCTAAAGTCGGCAACGCATTTAATAGCGTTGTTAAAGGCATTGGAAGCACGGTAAAGGCTGTTGCGCACAACCCGCTGCCTTTGATTGAGGCTGTGGCAATCACGTACGCCACTGGCGGTCTTGGCGCTGCTGCTGCTGAAGGATTGTTAGGTGCAGAGGCAGCTGGGACCGCCGCATTCGGTACTATTTCTGGTGCTGTACCTGCGGCTATTTCAAATGCCGCCGTGGCTGCGCTTAATGGTGGCAATATCAGTCAAATTGCCACAGCTGGTATTACCGCAGGTTTGTCTGCTGGTATGGCACAAGGGTTGAGCGCCACACAGGTTATTCAAAACCTGACGCAGGGCATGGACCCTGCAATGGCCCAAACA